CCAGCACATACGGATCAAGGAGTTAGCACTAGAAGTCTTTCAGTTTTAATATATTTAAATGATGATTATCAAGGTGGTAATATTGTTTTTCCAAATTCAAAAGTTTCTCTAAAACCAGAAGCAGGAAGTATGATTTTTTTTCCATCAAACTTTTTATATGTTCATCAAATAGAACCAGTCACTAGTGGAATTAAATATTCTTTACCAAATTGGTATCATAATGTAGTAGAAGAAAAAAGATATTTTTCAACAGGAGAGGCTTAAATTATGATTAAACCATTTATTATTGATAATTTTATAGATCCACATGATGCAAATATTTTAATTCAAGAGATGAAAAACCCCTCTGAGGTCAATCCATATCCAGATTATTATAAAACAAGGTTTGGTGGAACTTCATTTCCTTATAATAAAAAAGTTTTAGAACTTCAAAAAAAATATGCTTTAAAGTCAAGCAAAGTTTTACAAGAACTAAATCCTAAAGAAAAAAAAGATATAAAAACTTTTAAATGTTTCGGGTCAATTTGGGGTGCAGGAGGATATGGGCAAGTACATATAGACGATCAAGATCCAGAAGAATTTATTGAATATAGTTCTGTTATATACTTAAATGATGATTTTACTGGTGGAGATATTTTTTTCCCCTGTTTTTCATTTACATACTCTCCTAAAAAATACTCTGCTGTTTTTTTTATTAGTGATGGGGGCAAATGGAAACATGGAATAACTCCAATAGAGTCTGGTAATCGCATGACGCTTCTTTATATGCACACAACACAAACAACACATCCAAAAGGGTTTATTACAATAGACCCAGACTTGAATTGAGAAAAAATGGAATATGATACAATAGAAGGATTAAAAGCAGAACTTCGTTTTATGTATGCAAGGTATGAAAAAACCTGTATTGCTTACGGGGAATTAATAAAAAAGAACCTTGTAACAAAGACTGGTAATACTTTTCAAGAACAATTAAATTATAATGATAACAAAGGAGAATAAAATGGCAGAAAAAGGTACAGTAGAAGCAATTATTGAAATTGCTAAGAAAGAAGTTGGAACTATTGAAGGTCCAAAAGATAATGAAACAAAATACGGCAAGTGGACAGGTGCAAACTTTCTTCCTTGGTGTCAATCTTTTGTTTCTTGGTCTGCATTTACATCAGGATTAGATCCAAAGAAATATCCAAAGTCTGCTTCGACAGTAGCAGCATCGGATTGGTTTAAGAAAAATAAACGATGGTCAGATGCTCGCAATGATGACCCAACACCTGGAGACTGGATTTATTTCGATTTCCCAGATGACGGAGTTAACCGAATTTCTCACGTAGGTTTGTGTATTAAAAATAATGGCGATGGAACCATTCAAACCATTGAAGGAAATACTGCCGGATCTGCTAAAGGAGATCAAAGAAATGGCGGAATGTGTGCCGAAAAAACAAGGGCATATGTAAAAGATAATAAGAAAAAATTAGTCAATACCATTGTTGGCTGGGGTCGTCCAATTTACAAAGGTGAAGAAGCAACTCCACTTGAAGTAAAATTAGAGCGTCCAGTCGCTAAAAAGGTTGCAAAGAAGGCTGCAAAGTAATGTCATTTAAGGCTAAGACTAAGATTGGTTTTAATCACATGATCCTGCGTGATGGATATATCGTTGCATTGAATAAAGATGGTACTGAACGATATAGAAAAGATAGAGTTACTGGAGAACCAGTTAAAACAAAAGGACAAAAATGAAATCAAAAAATGTCTTAGCCTTATTATTAATTAGTTTTATATTTACAAATTCAGCATATGCTTCAACAGGAAGCGCTATTTCATATAAGTCTATGGATGATGCTATCAAAGTACTTAAAGTTGCCCCAGAATCTCGTACAGGCTATGTAAGGGCTAAGTTTAAGCATTGGGTTGGCGTTGGAAATGGTTGTGATTCACGTAAAGCAGTAATAATTTCAGAAGCATCTGTTCAGCCAAAAGTAGAGTCTGGGTGTAAAATTATTGGTGGTGAATGGAATAGCATTTATGATAGTGTTAAAGTAACTGATGCTGGAAAATTAGATGTAGATCATATGGTTCCATTGGCTGAAGCATGGGACTCTGGAGCATCTGCTTGGGATGATAAAAGACGTGAGTTGTATGCAAATGATCAAACTGATAAGATACATCTTATAGCCGTAACAGGTGCTTCAAATAGATCAAAATCAGATAGAGATCCAGCAGAATGGATGCCACCAAATAAAGCATATCATTGTCAATACATTACAAATTGGATATCTATTAAAATTAGATGGTCTTTGTCTGTAGATGAAAAAGAATTGTTAGCAATTAAATCTATTAAATGCCCTAAACGAAAAATAACAATATCATCACTTTAGGATTAAATTATGCCAAAATATGAATACATATGTAATAGTTGTGCAATAAATATCACTAAAGAAAGATCTATCTTAGAAGATGAGCCTAAATATTTTTGTGAAAAATGCAACGGTGTCCTAACTAGACAATACACTCCATTTGGTGTACAATTTAATAGTAAGGGTTTTTATTCCACCGACAATAAGAAGGTATAATATGAATAGAATGACTGAGCAAACCGCTGAACGCAAATGGCTTCTTACACCCCTAGACAGGTGTGATTCTTGTCCAGCACAGGCATATGTATCTGTAACTGGAGTAAATGGCGAACTAATGTTTTGTAGCCATCATTACAATAAAATTATGAATGATCCAGTTGGAAAAGAAAAGATGATGGCATATGCGTATTCTTTTCTAGATGAAAGAGAAAGACTTATTGAAAATAGACTACAAGGCGAGTCGTACCAATAATGTTTATTTATGATGATAGTTTTTTAACATATGAAGAACAGGTAGAATTTGCAAACAAGATTTTTGATGAAAAGGAAAAAAATTGGGCAGTTTGGAGAGCCCTAGAAGTAATGAATATTCCTGGCCAAAAACAAAGAATTCCTAAATCTTTGGTTTTAGTTGCAAAAGAATCCTATAATAATTTTCAAGTTGTACAGGATTTAAACAATAAAGAATATGAATATATTTTTGATAAATTTTGTACAAAACATAATATTAAACCAAAGGCAATTCTTCGTGCAAGAGTTAATATATTAACTAAGTCTAACTATGATAACTATAATTATCCACACGTAGACAATCCAATTGCTCACAACGTTTTTCTATATTATTTTAACTCTTCAGATGGAGATACGATTATTTTTGATAAAAAAATTGGAGAAGACTTATCAAATATTGACAATCTACCAATTCTACATTCTATTAAACCAAAAATGGGTGCTGCAATAAAATTTGATGGAAGTTATTACCATTCATCAACACAACCAAAAGAATCAGAACTTAGATGTATCCTTAACATTGACTATAGGGAGTAAAAAATGGAACAAGAAGATTTAATATTTATAGACTTAGTTGAACAAGGTGCAATTGAATATGCTGGTTTAAATGAAGAAGGTGAAGCAATTTATAACTTTACCGACAAATTAAAAGATATTAATCCAGACTTATTTGACATACACCAAACACAATTAAACCGTGAGGTAATGTTTTTATGGGAGCAGGGTTTTATTACAGTAGACCTATTGCAAGATAATCCAGATGTTGGATTAACAGAAAAGTCTTTCGATGAAAAATCTGTTGAGATGTTGGATGATATTTACAAAACAGTCCTAAAGGAAATCAAAAGAATTTTATCGCAACAGTGATACAATATATGTATGAATGAAATTGTTGTAACATTCTTGACAATTTGTGGTATTTGGGCTATACTTTATACAGTAAAGAAAAACGAAAGTAGATCTTTACCAAAAATTAAATACAGTCAGACTAGAATACATAATATTCTTTCTGAGTTTTTGCCATATGGGTTAGAGGTAGAACGTATATCTCAGTCTACAAAACTCAAAGATAAGAATACTGTACGTGTTTTAGTTATTGGTCCAATTGCTTATTGGGTTAGAAATAACATATTTTATGAAGCAGATGTAGAAGAGGGTGAAGTTGATAAAGAAAGTGCAAGAGCAATCAACTTTACTGATATGGATCAAAAAGAAGTAGTAAAAATGTTAGATATTTTAGACCACCTAAAGAATGGAAAAAGAAATGAAGGTCGTAGTACAAGGAACGAATGAGTTCAATGAGTATTCTATTTTTCTTCGTGCTATGGGTGTAATGATATCTGGTTTAAAAGAAACTGATCATGAGTTTATAGTATATTCACTTGGACCATCAAATGTAAATGATTTTGCTTCTGAGTTTTGCAATGTTTCAGAACGAAACTTAAAGGCTAGAGGAATTAAAGTTAAGTTTATTAAGGTTCACTATACATGGGTTGAAGAAAATCTACATGAAGTTGATTACTTTGCTTACTTATCAAAACCAAACCAACCACTATCAAATATAGCAAAACTTGCACAAGCGCAAGATTTTGAATTTGGAACATTTCAATACTAAGGAGTTAGAATGATTGTCAATAATTTAAAACAAATGGAAACCATTGTTTCTAATAACAGCAAGTTGTATTGGGATGGTTGGGATGTTCTTGAACTAACGCCATTAGATTCTGCTGTTTTTCAAAAAAACGGAGTATATAAAAACAATAGATGGAATATTCAAAAACGATATGTGGCAAACCGTAATGGTTGGACAATGCCAGATAAGTATAAACAATATGAATAAACATTTATGGAAAGAAAGCGCTGCCTGTAAGGATTTTGATACTAATTTATTTTTTGATAAGTATGAAGAAACTCCAGATATTAGGCATGGTGTTGATAGCGTATGTCTTAAATGTCCAGTTGCATCAACTTGTTTTGCTGTTGGCATATCACAAAAAGAATATGGAATTTGGGGCGGTATTTATCTAGATAAAGGTAAAATTTCTAGAGAGTTTAATAGCCATAAAACAAAATCTAAATGGTCTGAAATATGGCAGAATTTGACAATGAAATAAATGAAAAAAATTAACATATTAATTCCTATGGCTGGAAATGGTCAAAGGTTTATAGATGCTGGGTATAGTGTACCAAAATTTTTAATTGATATTTTTGGTAGGCCAATGATCGAGCATGTTGTTGATAGTTTAGGAATTAATGGAAACTACATTTATATTGTTCAAAAAACACATTACCTTAAATATAATCTTGAAGTGTTATTAAATTCAATTACTCCAGGATGTACAATCATACAATTAGATGAAAAAACTGATGGTGCTGCTAGAACAACTCTTTATGCAGAAAATATTATAAACAATGACAACCCATTAATTATTTTTAATTCTGATCAAATTATTGAATGGGACAGCAAATCTTTTGAAAATTTTATTGATCGTGATTTAGATGGAGTAGTTGTAACATTTAAAGCAGAGGGCCCTAAGTGGTCGTATGTAAAAATAAATGACTTAGGTTTAATTGATGAAGTTGCAGAAAAAATACAAATAAGCAATGATGCAACTGCAGGAGTTTATTATTGGTCTAAAGGATCTGATTACGTTACTTCTGCTAAACAGATGATAGAAAAAAATATAAAAGTTAATGATGAGTTTTATGTTGCTCCTGTGTATAATGAGGCTATATTAAATAATAAAAAAATATATGCGCTTCCATTAAAAAAAATGTGGGCTGTCGGAACTCCAGAAGATTTAGAAATTTATATTTCAAAACAAAAAGAATACTATTTTAATAAACCAAAAACAATTTTTTGTGATATTGATGGAACAATACTTAAACATGTTCATAGTTTTAATAATATATTTTTAACGGAGCCAATTCTTTTAGATGGAGTTATAGAAAAATTTAATGACTGGGATGCAAAAGGCTATAAGATTATACTAACTACCGCAAGAAAAGAGTCTGCAAGACAGATAACAGAGCAACATCTTAATAATTTAGGATTATGTTGGGATTATTTATTAATGGGCATAACAAGTGGTCAAAGATTTTTAATTAATGATAAACTTTATATTGATGATAAAGATAGGGCAGTTTCTATAAATATTATTACTGATAGTGGATTTAAGAGTATAGATTGGGATAATTATAATTTATGAAACTTATTTCTCATAGAGGAAATTTAATTGGTCCAAATGTTTTAGAAAATAGTCCAAAATTTTTAATACAAGCAATTGAAAAAGGTTTTGATGTTGAAGTAGATATACGACTAATTGATAAAAAATGGTATCTTGGTCATGATAATCCAGAATACGAAATAACTGAAAGTTTTATTGAAGAAATAAATAACTTTACCTGGTTTCATTGTAAAAATTTAGAAGCCTTACATACATTTGATAAAAATAATCATAAATTTTTTTGGCATCAGACAGATGATTTTTCTCTTACTAGTAATGGGTATATTTGGACTTATCCAGGAAAACAAATTAATATAAAATCAATTATTGTTGATTTAAAAAAAATAAATTTAAATCAATATCAAAATTGTTATGGAATTTGCGGTGATTACGTTGAAATGGTATAATGTAATTATAGGAGGTTTTAATGGCTTTACATATTAATAATATTGAAGATAAAAAAGGATTTAGAAATTATGATTTTTTAGATAAAACTGCTCAACTGTTATATTTTAAAGAAGAAAAATTTATTCACGGACTTAATGATAACACTCACAGCATTGATAGTTTATTGTCTCGTTCTTTTTATCCAATTCAAGTTATTGAAAGAAATACATTTGAATCAAAACATATTTTTTCTAAAGCAGAAAGAATTGATCTTAGAGATAATAGATTAAAACTTTTTATTCCTAGTGATTCTATTTTTTATCATTTTTTTCTTGAAACAATTCCACAAATTATGTCATTTAATAAAAAATTTCCAGATGCTTTAATAGTTATAGATTCTTATCGTGTTGTTTCTAGAAAAGGTGGACAGCCTTATCTAGATTTTCTTAAAAAATGTTTAGATAATAATAATATCAAATATCTTTTTTTAGAAAATGAATGTGTTGTTGCAATAAATAATTTTTATTTTTTTGAAGGCCTAGATGGTTCAGATGGCAAGATAAATATCATTTATAATACTGTTAAACAATTCGTAAAATCAATTAATACTAATCCAACTAAAAAAGTATATGTAAGTAGAAGATATATTTCTGGAAAAAGAAATAAATATTATTTAAACGAAATGTTAAAAAGAAATAAATGGATAGAGCAAGATGAAATAGACTTTATTATAACAGATTTTGATATTAGAATGCATAATGAAGAAATTTTAGAAAATTTTTTTAAATCCTGTAATTTTGAAATAGTATATCCCGAAAACTTTAATAGTTTTGAAGAACAAATAAATTATTTTAATGATGTAAAAACAGTAATCTCAACAACATCTTCGGGATTAGTTAATACTATTTTTATGCCGCCAGGAGGAGAGGTTATTGAATTGTTGACTCCTAATATATCTGGATCTGAAAGTGGCTTTGAATTATATTGTTTTCAATATTTAGCAATCTCATATGCTAAAAAACATTCTTATTTAGGAATACCAAGTAAATTTGATGGCAGTTTAATGGTAGAATATTTATATAATAATAAACAACTTTTTAACTTTTTGTGTGATGGCAACAATGTACACAGATGAAATGAAACGAGCCGTTAGATCTTTGACTCCTCCAAGTGGATTTGGCGTAGACATAATTGACAATGAGCATTTTATTACAGTAAGAGCAGATGAAAAAAGTTTTATGAGTTTGTTTGACAGAGACAAGAGACTTGCTGTAGAATATATGGTAAGAGTTAAAAAAGCCTTAGAAGAAAATGGGGCTATAGTATTCCTAGTTAGGACTGGTGGAAAATGATTATTAAAAAACTCTTGTGTAAGATCAAGGGACACATACTTGCAAATGCTGGTTCATGTCCATTTACTGGTAATACTTATTTAGCATGTACTCGTTGTAAGGTTCTAAAGGCTATTTGATGCAAACATTTCTTCCGTCTAGTAACATTTCATATACCGCAAAATCTTTAGACAATAAAAGACTTAACAAACAGATCCTTGAGGGGTATCAAATACTCAAGGTGTTGTCAGGAGAGTCACCATCTGGAGCATGGCGTAATCATCCAGCAGTGCTTATGTGGAAGGGCTATGAGACTGGTCTATGGTCTTATATACAGCATATGATAGAAGAGGCTAAAGTTCGGGGTATTAAAACAATCAATAATGAAAATAACCTTAACGATCTTAAAGAAAAATGTTCGGGTAGATGGGGAAAAACTCCGCCAATGTTTTGGCTTAATGACAATAAAGTAATGCGTATTACAACAACACATAAAGCAAATCTATTTAAAAAAGATCCTATTTTTTATAGTAAGTATCAGTATGCAGTAAGCAGTCCATACAATAAACCATGTTGTGAAAAATGCAATTATTATTGGCCAACACACGCACAAAGAAATGAGTTGCTAAATGCAGTTAGTTAGTTTAATTACCTTTACTGGTTTATTTTTAAGTATCTGTGTAATTATATCTTTATCTTATAAAGTTCATCTATTAAGAACTGCATTAGGACAATCTATTTTAGACAACAAAGTTGTGTCTTCAATTGCAGATACATTAAAAGATCAATTATCTTTTATTAAAGATGAAACTGATGAAACACAGGAACATTTTATAAAATTTTTATCAGATTCAAGACAAGTGGCCTATGATTATATTGAAGAAACAATCAATGCAATTAATGAAATTATCTTATATTGTGAACAACAAATAGATCAACCTAAACTGGCAGATCTTTATTCAGATGCTAAACTAAAGTTTATAGTAGATAAACTTAAACCCCTCGTTGAGCAAACAGCAAAAGATTTATCGTAATCTACGATATAATAGTATATGGAAGAGGTGATTAAATGAATAATGAACAACTAAAAGCAATGCTTTCAAGTTATGGTCGATCAGTTCTTGCAAGCGTAATTGCTCTATACACCGCTGGAATCACAGATCCTAAAGATATGTGGGCAGCATTTGTAGCAGCATTAGTTCCAGTTGCACTTCGTGCAGCCAATCCAAAGGATAAATCTTTTGGAAAATTTGATGCAGTTGCAAAAGATGTAGAGATTGCACTTAAAAATGTTAAGCCAGTCAAAAAAGCAGCAAAGAAAGTTGCCAAGAAATCAACAACTGTTAAAAAATAATAATAAGTTATAGCAGGGTGGTGTAATTACTGCCCTGTTATTTTTAATATTTTACAGGAACATTTTTTCTTAAAACAGCAACTTTAACATTATCGTTAGGTGTTATTAAATATAAGTGATCTATTAATGTTGCAGTTGTAATCCTTATTGATTCATTTGGACCCAATCTGTGTCCAAAATTATCAAAGGTTAACTTTGAATATTGATGATTAGTTCCAATATAAACATATCCGTAATCGCTAATATTTTGTATGTAGATATTCATCCCATTATGCTCTACGGTTGGAGTAATTTGTATTGGTTCTGAAGTTTTTGATACATTATAAACTTGATGGCTTGACATAAAATAATTGTATCATAAAATGCTATAATTAATAAAAAGGAATAAAAATGAACTTTGTATACATATGTAAAGATGGTGAAAACGAAGAACTTAGATACTCAATTAGATCTGTTGTAAAAAATACTAATGATCCAAAAATTTGGGTAGTTGGTGGAAAACCAGATTGGTATGTTGGAAATTATATTTCAGTATTACAAGATCAACATAAGTATCAAAATGCACTTAATAATCTTAGGGCTGCCTGTGCATCTGAAGAAATACCTGAAGACTTTATATTAATGAATGATGATTTCTATATTACAAATAAAATAGATGAAGTAAAAATATATAACAATGGATCACTTGAAGATCAAATAAATCAGTATCATAATCTTGGGCTTAGGTCTACTTATTTACACAGACTAGGAAAAACATATGCCTATCTACAAAGAAGAGACATACCAAACCCTATTAGTTATGAAGTTCACGTGCCAATGCCAATGAAAAAAAGCAAACTAATAACTATTCTTGAAGAAAATTATTCAACACTTTGGAGATCAAAGTATGGAAATACATTTAACATTGGCGGAGAAACAATAAAAGATGTCAAGGTTCACAAAAGTGGTGGGTTAGTTGCACTTTCATATAATCAGGACCAAGAACAAATTCCTTACTTGTCTAGCGCAGATAGTTCTTTTATGTTTTTGTTAGATTATTTAACTACAAACTTTTCAGAAAAATCTACATATGAGCGATAAGGTCTAAGTACTTATCCTTTAAATTATTTTTAGCAAAATGATTTAATCCTATTTGTAATGCAGAATCTTTCATTTCACGCTTATCTTTGTTATCCATATACTCATCAACAATGGCTGCTAAATGTTCTGGATTTCCATCATATACATCTACTAACGATTTGGCTTGAAAACTATTGATGTGTTCAGATTTTACTAACCATTCTTTAGGAAGAATTAAATTGTTTGGCGATATGTCCGTCATAAATACTGGTAGTCCACTAATCAATGCTTCATTCATTGGAAGACACAGACCAGCATACCTTCTTGGCAAAAGCATAGCATCAAACCCATTATAAAGTTCTTCCCTATTTTCTGGGTTACTATTATCAACTGTAACTCTTGAATCTTTTAGATTTAGTTCTGGAAACTTTTGTGTTGTAATTACTAATTCATAATTTGCTTTTGAATATTTAAGCATTTGTAAAACAGTTTCAGTTCCATTTCTATCTTTTGCTGCAAACTTTCCACCAACGTGCAACAATCTATTGTGATCTTTTGACATATTGTTTTGTCTAACATTTTCAAACAAAGTTGAATCAGTTGGAGGTGGAAGATGGATTACTTTACATCTGCCATTAACCATTTTTTCAATTTGATCTATATTCCATAAACTTGGGGCAAGTAAAACATCTGGAAGTTCTGCTTCTGGAACAGACATATTAAGTAAGAATTCAAAATTATATTGTAATATTGTTTTAATACCTCTT